TTACAATGCCCTGTGTTTAATTCTCCGCAAACTGCTATCTTGAAAGTCATATCATGTCCGCAATTCTCACAAGGTACGGTCATTTCTTCCCAACCTCTGCCCGGTGTGACGGGTGGCAATTTTTCAATATCTTTTACATCAACAGTCATTCCACTCCATCCTTCTTCCGTCTCTGTATAGATTGCTTTATCAATCGCCGCTTGTCTGCTTATCGTATCTTCACAAGACTCTAATGGCGGTACGGTTTCAGATATATCATCATACTGACAGTAGCCATCTTTCGTTGAATATACGCATTTATCACACGGATCTTGCTCTGCGAAATAATGCGGTTTTGCGGTTAAGATATTAGAAATCATCTTGCATTTTGTTTCTGCATCTACATCACAATTTATTACTTCCTCTATTTCTTCCATATCTCTACTTAACTCTTGCTTATATTCTGTGAAATACAATGCTATCCACTCACCATTCACCGAACCTGCATCTATTCCATGCAGATATTTTCCATAACCATCCTCAAAAAATTCAAAATCTCGAAAATCATCTGTTTCGATAACAGCTTCATATTTCATACCTTCCTTATCGCCCCTTTCTTGTTTAAATCTTGGTTAAATCTTGGTTAATCTCTCATTCTCGCTCCGAAGTTAGGGCAATACCTATCAGCATCATATTGATGTAATTCTTGATGCCATGTTTGAGGGTCTAAATCAAAACCACATTCTGAACATCTGACTTGATAATATATAGGATCACTCATCCCATCATCTTGTATAGGCATTATCCACTCCCCCGTCTGCCGTACTGTGACAGGGGGCAACGCTTTTATACGTTTTGAGAATACCGCTATCAATTCTTCGGGTTTATATTCCTTGTCGGGTACAAACTCTCCCGTCAAACACATCAAACACGCTTCACGGCTTACCGCTTCCAACGTGTTTCCAACGTGTTTTTCGTCTGCGTTGGAATTGCGTTGAAGTGTGACGGATGATAAATCTCTTATTGCTTGCACCGCATCTGATACCCTTATTGTTGGATGACCTATGTATAAATAAACGTCCTTGCTCATCATTAGTGCTGTTTGTGCTTCGGCTCGGCTTATTGTATCTTCGCATGTCTTCCCATCACTTAACTCATTCAGCGGACATTCCTTGCATATCTCATTAAGCTCCGCCTGTGTTTCCGTGTTGAAGGGCCATTTGCAATAGTTGTCGCAGATGCTTGCTTTAATCTCCTCAATACTCATAAATTTCCCTCCCGTATCGCTTTCAGCTCACCCAATAGGTAAATAATTTCCTTTAGGTCATGCTCCGTGTATCTGGCTGTAACCGTTTCGAGCTGATTCATTTTCATGATGTCCAGAAGGTTACGGAAACGGTCGTATACTTTATCAATGTCTGTCATAGCTTTAACTCCTCCTGATATGGTACGAACGCCCCACACTCCCATTTGATGGTATGTAAATCACCCTTGTAGTAGTAACCCACTCCACCCGCAGGACAGGTAAATTTGATAACCTCATGCCCCTGATTCCGTGTCAGCTCCTCTGTGCACTCTGGGAAGTATTTACAGTCCTTGTGGAAGTGATAATGTTCTGATGCACTCATGTATTCACCCCTTCCTGACATACGCCATCTGCCCCGTCTCAAACGCCATATGCATTATGTCTGTATAATCGTAATAAATACGCCCATCAACTATAAGCATATCCGGCAGCAGTCTCAATTTACGCTCAACGATCCTGTGCTTCAATACATAATCTTCGCCTGATGTTAGGCAGATTTCCTTTTCTACTTCTGCAATAATCCTCTTATTGTTCATAAACTCACCCCTTCTTTCGATGCGGCATCCAAAATGCTCCTGAATACTACGATCATTTTGAATGCCTGTTGCGCTTCTTCTTCGTTTGTACTGTGTTCCTTTATCGTTTCCCAGAGCTTCCCCAATGGCTCGATGTAATGATCTGGATCGGGGATGCCATGCATGAATGGTTTGATCTGGGAGTAAATCCATAAAATTTGTTTTCTACTCATGCATCCCTCTTTCTGAAAGTATTGATTTTACTGGGCTCGTGCTTACTCGGCAAGGAGTTTTTCCCGTAAATACGGGATTTTTGCTTACTCGGCGTCTGCTTACTCGGCAAGCAGAAAAACCATTTTCTCTACTCTACTCAGATATAAACACGGAGTAAGGAGCAAACGCCCTATTTATGCGGGCTGTGCTTATTCGGCAACGATGCCGAGTAAGGAGAAAAATCACTCATTTTTTGACCATTTTCAGCTCCTTTACTCCTGCTTACTCCGTGTCGTTGCCGAGTAAGTAGGACCCGTATATTTACTGACTTTTCACCTTATTCCCCCTTCGTTTTTATTTGCAGTGTAGAGCATCCATTTTTTATCCTTTCCGAACCCCATACTTTTGACCCTGATGAGTTTGTCTTTTTTGAGCTCAGCCCTTGCATTTTCAAGTGTTCCTTTGGATATCCCTGCTGCCTTTGCTATTTTTTCAAGCTCTCCGACCTCGATACAGCCCTCCACATTCTCTAAGATAAAATCTTTGGCTTCATCAAGCTTTGGAGATGGTACTGTTGTTGTCGCACCTTCCGCCACATAATCCCTGTCTTTTTTCTTTGATGTACCTTTGTATTCAATACCGGCATCAGTCACAGAGAAGAGAATGGTCTTCTGTAATCTCCCGTAGTTGCTCTTTTCATGGGATAAATAGCAAATTTCTTCATCTTTTGTGCGGCCTGCCATGAGTGCCGATCGCCCAAGATCCCATATGTCGGAGCTGTCTGCCATTCTCTGCCTGCCGCTGTTGGCTGACTTGTTTGTGTGCATGACCATCAAAAATGATGTTCCGTACTTTGCCCCGAGTGCATTTAATGGATTAAGTGCATCACGCATGTCTTTACGTTTTGCCATGTCCACGCCATCAGGGAGGAACGCTTGCAGCGTATCAAACACCACTATGTCCGGTCTGTACTTCTCCACAAGCTTTTCCAAAAGTAGCGAGCCATACCAAATTTTCGATAATCGCTCATCATCTAATCCGAAGCATTTGATCCTGTTCTGGTCTGCACCGGCTTCCCTGAGCTTCCCTTTTAGGATCTCTTCTGTGGGATCTTCCTTCGAAAAATACATTACTGTGTGCACCGTCCCTGCATGGAATGGTATGTCCAGAGCCTTGTCAAATATTGTGCTTCTGCCTGTGGTAAACGCCGCCAGAGTATCACACCATATTGATGTCTTTCCGATTCCGCCATCCGAACATAACAAGGTCACACACCCTTTCGGGATATATCCTGTGACAAGCCATTCTTTTTGACGCTCCTCGAACTCACTTAATGAAGGCATCTCGAGATCGTGTTCTGTGACCTCTTCTTCAATGGCTTTTCTTGTTTTTCCGTAATATTTCCGTTTTGCCACCGGATCAGAATGGTCTTTAATGCTTACAGCTTCACCTTTGGCGTACTTCTGCGCTTGCTTAACCTTCTGTTTGATTTCCTTTTCGGTAAGTGGAGGCTTACATCTCAGCTCATTTTCTTTGAGTAGAGCTAAAAGCATGACCTCATCACTCATTCCCATTGCCTGATACTTGCAAGCAAGCTTAAACATAATCTCGTCCCTGTGACCTTCGGGAATCTCGTCCGGAACCTTCAAAGGCTCGTTTGTGGTATTGCTTGCCGCAATGATGGAATTCATCACATATTCAACATCAATGTCATCTGTGGTTATGAGCTCCCATTCATCCGGAGACTGTTCCCACTGGTAATGAGATCCATTAGGATGGACAGATGGCGGAGCCACAATATAAGCCCCGTCTGCCCTTACATCCACATCCTGCAGCCATCCTATTTTTGATTCGACCGGAAACAATGACTTGTATATCAGATGATAACCACCACGGCCCGTGATGCTTAACCAACTGTCCGGAAGCACAAGGAAGTTATCCTTGCACCATTTCAGCCATACGTGATAACCGTCTTTACCTACCTCTTTGTCAACATCTATATCAATGGCTACAATTCCGCCACTCATCTGACCTGTGGCGATTCCAACATTTGCTCTCGGGTGAATACTCCACCATTCTTCTATTTTTCGAGGGTCTGTTGTGGCATCTTTAAAGCCGTTCTTTGTAAGCGGATGCTTGTCCTTTTCCACTAATGGAAATACAGCAAGCCCCATTTTGGCATATTGTAAAGCCGCTTCTTTAAATTCGTTCATCCCCTGCTCCCAACAATTTTATGATCTTGTCTGCTGCCTCTTCCGGTGTGCAAAACTCAAACCGCACCCCATAACGCTCGCTCATCGTCTTCATAGCCTTCTCAAGTCTGTCACCGGTAATGGCCCTGGGTCTAAAGATGGCCTCCGGATTTATCCATTCATGAACCTCGTTCACAGAAGTGATCCCTTCTTCGTTCTCCACCAGAATGATGAGCTGACATCCCGCCTCTTTTGCCGCAATACATTCACGTTTGAACCTCTGATGGTCATTCCCAATGTTTGAGGCTATTTCATCCATGTTTTTCTTTGTATCAATGGATATAGTCGGCGGCTTTGCATAATCTCCGAATGGCAGCATGTTCCGCACGATCCGCACGCCCATTTCATCAAAATGAGCATGCTTTATCTCGTGCATCCCTTGTTTTTGTCTCGTGTCTTCAATGATGACCATCAGTTAAAAGGAACCTCTTCGGCATCGCTTTCCGGCGTGACAAAATCCTCGCTGTTGGAAGTGTTGGAAGCTTCTTCTTTGAGTTTCTTCAACTCGGGGACCTTGTACTTCCCTGATTTGATATCATCAACAGGGACCTCTCTCACCACATAGAGCCTCGTCTTTTTGGCTCCATCATTTCCGATGTATTCCTCTTCGCCCAAGATCAGCCCGACAAACTTCCCGATCAGAGTGGATTCATCACAATGGTCATTACCATCAAAGATGAATTTCTTGTTGCTTTTCGTGACCGCTGAGCACATCCTTTTGAACATAGGCAGAGCTTTTTCCGTGTAAGATCTGTAACACCTTCCCGCCCAGAAGTCCATGCGCTCTTCGAGTGCCTTGTAATATCCGGCAAACTCACCCTCTGCGATATCGAACTCCATATACAGATAATTCTTCTCGGGATTATCCGTGACATTGGTGTACTTGCAGATATATCCGCCTGCGGGTAATCTTACGGAATCCCCTGCTTCCTGTACTGTTGCGATGTTTTTAATTGGTTTCATAAAATTATTCTCCCTTCTTTGATTTCTTATTTACAGCCATTCCGTAATATTCACGGATGGCATTGTCAACTTCTTTCAGATCGTTCGGTATTCTTAGGTCGAACATCCCTTCAGGGCTCTTGGCTGTGGTGTATCCATCAGACTGGGTGATGAAACAGTGTTCTGTACCCTCGACCACACAGAGGAGCACGATATTGAAACATCCCTCGACCGTGAGCTGATTATCGAGCATCTTGCCGACCGTCTTTGCCTTGATCTTCCCCGTGTTGCTGTCTGTCTCTGTATGGTGCAGAAAGTACACGATGATATCATCCGGCATGTTATGGTTAATGAAGTGTATGAGATTTCTGAAATGCAGGGCTATATCCGTGAATTTTCCATACCCCGTGTCTTTTGCCTTATCAAACATCTCATTCACTAACAGATACTGACTGTCATCAATGATGTAGGTCTTCTTCTGCGGATCTCCCTTAAATACCGTCATGATGGTTTCATAAGTCGCATGTTTTGCGATCTTGAAATCCTTCTTGAATGGCAGATAGGGCTTCTCAATGGAGAAGATCCCGACCTCTTCCGTGTCAAAATTCTTAATTGAATAACTCTTGCCTGAGCCTGTCTCGCCCAAAACTAATACTGGCATCCCCATAATTCTCATTTTCCTTTCTTTAAATTATTGCCCGCTTCAATGAGCATTTCTGCGAGCTCTTCAATGTTTTTGTTTCTTTGAATGAAAGTATTCAATTCTGCCCTGATCTTATTCAAATAGATATTCCGCTTTGATTCATCTTTTAGAGCTTCATTAATACTCTCATAATGCGTGACACTATCATTTGATGTATCAACATATGCTCTGATAGCAACCTGATCACCGGAGCTCATAGTCTGAACCACTCGAAGTGAACCGATGGCACATCTTGCTGTATGCAGCCGATATAACTCTGCAGCTTTTGAATCATCCCATTCAAATAATTTGTGTGTCTGAGACTCTTCCGGTCTCGATTCTTCAAGAAATATTTTGCTTGTTACGGATCCATATTTCTTTTCTAAATGCTCAAGCATTCCGCCTGCTGTATTAGCATCTACTTTGAAAGAAAATCCGTTATTCCATTGATATTGTTGTTTTGGTTTGTAAACCAAGTAATCACCCCTTTCTTATTTTTTTTTGCAGACCAGAACTAACCCAACCCCGCCATAACAGAACGAACCTATCCCTATCGAGCCACACCTTAACTGCCTAAACTTGCCTAAACAAAAAACAACCTACCGAGCCGAACCGTACCAAACTGCGCCCAAACCTAACGAACCCACCTAACCAGAACTGCCATACCACGCCGACCCACACTAAACCTCGCCCCGCCATAACTCGACAAACCCCGACTGCTAAGACCAACCGAACCGAACAAAACCCAGCAACACCATGACATAACATAACAAACCTAAACTGCCATACCTAAACGAGCCGCCCGTAACGCGCCCCGACCTGGTCTGCCGGACCCTTCCGAACCGCAACTGCCTAAATCTCTATATGGTACCTTCCAAAATCTCCATCTTTTTCCGGTCTCCATTCTCCTATACCAACAGAATAACCACCGGCATTGATGACATTGATAATCTGCTCAAGTGTGAGCTCTCCGTCTGCGTTATATTCCAAAATCATTTCCATAGACCAATTCTGATACTCTGCTCTGTATCGAAGATCTGCGCTTCCCATTCCGATCCTAACCATGTCCTCACGCATTATCGGGGTACTGTTAAGGATCTCGACCATATCGCCCCACTCTGACCGGAGGAAGTAAGATCCTCTTAACTGCATCTGATTTTTAACCCATCCATTACGATATGCAGCAGCATTACCCGCCATCTTGATGGACCCAATAGGGAAACCCCATTTTGCTCCGGCCTTTACTGCCTTTTCAAACGCTTCCGGAGTAGATTCTTCCGGCTTTTTATCAAGCCAGTACATGGAATTGATGAAATCATCATAAGGATCACGGATATCCTTTGCTTTTGTCTTTGTGGTCTTCATCTGGGCCTCAAGCATCATCCTTTTTGCCTTCTCGCTCCATGCATGAACGATTAACGGAGTATCACCAATAATCTTAATCTTCACTTCCTTGCGGTTAATCGCCTTAATCTCAATAACTTCTTCTTTCTTAGTTGCCATACAAATCCCCATCCTTTCTTTATTTAATAATTATTGATTCACGCTGTTCCTGATGTGCTCCTGCGACCGTATATCCACCCTGTAAGGCTTCCTTAATCAAATCTCGGCTGATCCAGTCTTCCTTTGGCTCTTTCCAATAATTCTTCGGAACTGCCTTAAAATCATCAATAATAACGCTTGTTGTCTTTCTGTAAGAAACTGAACAACGCTCGGTTTTAAATTTCTGACCCTCGAGAGCATAAGCGATATAACGCTTTAATTGCTCGGCTTTATTCTCGGCAACTCGTGCCCGCTCCGTCAGCTTCTTTGCCTCGTTCTTTACAGCTTCCATCTCTGCAAGAAGGTCTTTTCTCCATAAAATAACACCCTCTATCTTGGCATCTCGCTCCATTTCCAGAGCCTTCAACTTCTCAATGTCTACGATCTCACCGGTCTCGGTGTCCACGCATCCCATAATATCCGCATCTATCTCGTATAATGGTCTCATCTCTCGTCCTCCCATTTCTCATACATAATCTCGTCTATAAGCTGCTCTTCTCTCTCTTCGTCAGTCATCATCATCCACCTGCTTCCCCAGAACTATTCTAATGAGATTCGGGATCTGATATTTTCCGGCATGATCCAAAATCTCGTTGATGATATCCAAACTCTGCAAGGCTCTGATACTTGCCTGATACTCGGTCTTTGACAGGAGCACATACTGATTCATCAGCTCCTGATCTGAAATAATATTGCTCATAAAGTCTCCTTTCTTGACTTATCCACTACATCTTGTATAATGATGGTGGGTCTGTGATATATATCTTGTGGTTAGGTAACTATTAACAGGCACAAATCCCCTTAATGAATGAGCTCGATCCCACCCCGATCGGGCTTTATTCTTTTGTGACATCCTGCACGTAAAAGCAGACATTATCTTCTCGTTCGTAGCGGGTAACATCGGCAATAGCCATCCTGCAATGGAGCTGATAAACTCCCTCTTTGATATGGTCTCCGCCCTTATTGATGTAGCCGGAGCTGTTCAAAACTATCGCCCGCACATCCTTACCTTCTTTGAGCTCGTTTATCACGTCTTCTCTTGCTATCTCTCTGAATTCCTTCATCTTATTCTCCCTTCATAAATACTTTTTTAAGACCATCAAACTGCCCCATAACAGGAGCCCCAACATGATTATTTCCATCTACCACCTCCCTTTTCTGTTGCGCCGCTTCCTGTCCTCTTTGATACTGCATATAAGCGCATCCAGTGTGAGCAAGAACAGCATTATCGCCCATGTCAAAAAGCAAATATAGACATCCGTTGGTTGATTAAGTAGTCCCTTCATCTTTATAGTCTCCCTTCTTTCCAGAGCTTGTACCGCTCTTCATAAATCTGATATGTCCATTTACTGCTGCCCTCGTACTTGATGGCATCACCGAATGGGTACATACCTTTTTTCAGTCTCTCCCGTACTGCTTGCTGTGGTATCTGGAGATCTTCTGCGACATCTGCGATCTTCATTGGTGTACCCTCTCTACGTATTTAATGCCACCGTAGCTAACGATTTTTCGATTACAGAATCATCAATGGGACTTTCTTCTTTTGGTGGTCTGTGTCCCATTCTGTACTCGTAAAGCGGGCATTTTTTGACTGTACAGTGTTTGATCTCTGCGAACTGTCCACAACTGCAGTCCATGCATTTGGCTCGGATCGCTTTGAGTGGTGTTAGTTTTGCCATATAGCCCTCCCTTCTTAAATACTCGTTTCTGTGGTATTTTTGGGCATAAGAATATTATCTAAACTAATGTTTAGACTGTCCGCCACAAGTATCGCTTTGTCATAACGCATCTCACCGGGATTATCTTCCCATCTGCGCCATGTATTTACATGGACATCACAGAGCTTTGCCATCTCTTCCTGAGACTTTCCCCGTGCTTTTCTCCATGCAGATAATTCAAGCTGCATATTTTCCCTCCTTTCAATATCCGCAAAATGATGTGTTCCGGAATCATCTTGCGTCAATATGTTGTACACTACGTATCATAGATTATACTATTTTTTGTAGTATGTCAACACCCTATTGTAAAAAACATCCTTTTTATACTATAATGTTGCCGGAGGTGATTACATGAGTATAGGAAACAAATTGCGAAGCGTAAGGGAAGAACATGGATATTCTCAGGTAGATTTGGCTAAGCTGATAAAGTACTCACAAAAAACAATATCATCATGGGAGAATGACCGGACCCATCCGAAAGTAAAAGAACTCAACAGGCTGTGCCAAATATACGGATGTACTTATGAATATCTCACAGGAGTCCGGCAACATGATGTTAATGACATAACTGTGAACGATATCTTAATCAAGGCCGAATCTTTTACTTTGTCCGATCTGATACTTCTGAGTGAACATATCAACAAACTCATTAAAGTAAAAACTGAAATCGAATCAATTCAAAAAGAAAAAATAGAGCTCGAACAGCAAATAGCCAGATACAATAAGAAGCTTGAAGAGCTGAAAAAGAAATAAGGGAGGAATGACCTATCAAGAACCCCAACAACTACGGCTGCATAGTCAAGCTAACCGGCAAACGCCGGAGACCATATGCATTAAAGAAAACACTCGGATATACAGAAGATGGCAAGCTAAAATATACCTACATATCTTATCATGCCACCAGAAGGGAAGCACAGCGGGCACTGGATGAGTACAACAAGTGCCCGTATAATCTCGAAAAGACAACCTTTGCCGAGATGTTTCAGAGCTTCATGGAATATAAAAACTATCAAGGCGAATCCCTGCGGAAATACAACCTCGTCTATAATAAATACTTAACCCCCCTCCATGATGTCTATGTGTCCCTTCTGGACATGAAATATATGCAGCATTTCTTTGATAATTTGGAAGCTTCCAAAGACATATTGAAGCATATTAAGATCGCCTTAAAGGGATCCTTTGAATACGGTGCGAAGCGTGGATATATCCCACTTTCATATTTAGAAATGTTCAAATTGTTGGATATCAAGCCCACGAAAAAGACAAAAGAAGTTGCTCGAGCTGTTTTTACTCCGGAGGAGATCCGGTATCTTTGGGATCATTCTGATGACGCAATTTACAAAGTGATCCTGTTCTATATTTATACCGGTCTGAGATTTTCAGAATTGAAAAATGCAGAATGGTACGATGACCACATCCATGTTACAAAGGCGAAGACACCGGCAGGCATCAGAGATGTTCCTCTGTCAGATAAAGCGAAGAGCCTGCTGCCGCTTCCCGAGATCGACTACTACAATTACAGATATGCGCTGCAGCTCCTCGAAAAGCACACCGGAACCAAACACACCGCGCATGATACCCGTCATACGTTTATATCTCTTATGACAGAAGCCGGAGTGGATGCACGTATCATCAAAAAGATAGTTGGTCATGCTCGGGGAGACATTACAGAAGATATCTATACCCACATCAGTCTGCTCGCAATGCTCGAAGCAGTAAATAAAATATAGATTCGTTTTTGTGGAATAATTTGTGGAATAATATGTGGAATAACGCAAAAATAACCCTGCATTTTCAGAAATCCGTAAATCGCATAATTACGGTATTCTTAGCACTGTTGACAGCTTGAAATATTCCCTTGATGTTAATTGAGAATGTCCTATTTAAAGGGTTTTTCCGCATTTTTGTGGAATAACTTGTGGAATAACCGCAAACTAAAAAAGAGCCCCTTACCACAGCCGATCCGACTGGATAAGAGACCCTTTTTAAAGAAGGTTTATAATACAAAATGAACAGAAGAAACGCCAATGTTATTTGCCAACAGAATCCCACGTTTTTGGGCCGATGATTCCGTCAGCTTTTAAACCATGTGCAGTTTGATAATCTTTAATAGCTTTCAGGGTGTTATCCCCGAAGATCCCGTCTGGCTTGAGATTATAGCCGCATAAGTTGAGATAATATTGCCATGCCAGAACATACTCATTGATATCACCAAGTTTGAGAGTTGGTCGAACATCCGGCTGTGGCTGAACCGTACCATCATCATACTGTGTGAGATCGTATTTCTGAATCAACTTGATAACGGAATTAACCTCTGTGGAACTCGTCATGTATCCACAAGCCTTGATCTGCTCCATTTGTTCATAATAAGGAACACCGGCAAGCACCCGTTTATAAAGATTAGTATTGAGCAACTCATAATAATTGAACACGCTCATCCGCATGTCTGGGTAAGCTCTGAAAGCGGAAGTGATGACAGTATGAGTGCCAATGGTATACTCCTCTTTCGTTTTGGAAGTGAAAAAAGCACCCTGCCAATACTTTGTGGCTGTCTTGCCGCTTCCGACCTTCTGACCGAAGAAGGCATGGTGTTCCCGCATGATTTTTGATGTACCATATGCGGATTCAACACAAGCCATGCCGATACAGACGGAGGGAAGCACTTTGCCAAGTGTATGGTAAGCTTCCTGAGCATATGGAGCTATCTCTGATATGAAGGATTTTATCTGCTGCTCTGTTGCCATAGTTATTCCCTCGATATTCCTTTACTGTCTACCCATGCTTCACAGAATGCATAGATGGCAGATGAAACAATGGTGCATATGATCCCAACTGTGGTGATCGTTTCGTTTGAAGTACATAATCCGGCAATGGAAGCTCCTATTGATGCCAGAGCTGCTGCCAAACACATTAAAAATTTACGGCTCTTGAACTTTTCCATGCTTCTTTCTCCTCTCTTTAATGCTCATAACTATCCAAATAATCAACGATAACGGTGCAGGTAACGCTATGCAAGCCAAAAGAAAATACAACATTCCATCAGTCAACATTGATTTATCTCCCATACAATAAGCGCAATAGCGGACAGAATAACAGGCGAAAAGTAAAGCACTGTGCCGATTAAAGCGTATATATCACTTGCCATCGTCAACGTCCTTTCGTAAGTCGCTGATGTCATGTTCTACGATGTTCAGCCTGTCTTCGCATTTATACATACGCTCGATAAGGTTATTGTGTTCGCCAACCTTCTTTTCAAGCTGTTCTAAACGGTATGTGACAAGTTTATTGCTTGCAAGTATTCCGCCAAGTGTACCGATAAGCGTACCCACGAGGGATAGCAGTCCGATTAAGATTTCATTGCTCATTGCTGTACCTCGTTATTGTCAGATTCGCTTTCGATAGATTCAACGCAGATTTGTACAATTTCAAATAATTCGGATATGCTATGTTCTTTCATATACTCGTAGATTTCTGATTTCAATTCTTTTTCTGTCATCTTTAACTCCTTAATGTATCTATCAATGATATTCAAGATCTCTGCTTTCACATCAGCGCCCAATTTATATCTTGTACCAATAATTGCATCATATCCATATAAAGGCATTGTCGGTGATATCTGCTCTATCTCTGCTCGTATCTGTTCTAAGACAGATTTTTCATGTTCATTGCTCATTTTGCTGTACCTCAAAATTATCGTAGAAGTTTATCCCCGTCTTATGGGAAATGCTTTTGATGTATCTGTAAACGCTTTCACGTTCTTCTTTTGTGGCATCACGCATTTTGCTACCTCGCCTGTCCGTATTGCTATCCCAAAGAAATCATCATTCTTTTCCGTTGCTCCATCCGTCTGTATCGTCACTTCTCCGCCACTCGTAATCGGTGACTATCTCGGCTTCATTTTTATCCCACCGTATCGCATCGGTAACTTTGTAAACTCCCGAAAGATAACTGTCATCATTTCGGATAATAACCTCTATATCCTGTGGCATATATGATAATTTTTCGATTAGTTGTTTTACTGTCATTTTGCGTGTACCTCGTTAGCTACTCTTTTTCATAATGTAAACTTCTTTGTTTGATGAAGCATACACTTTTATGCTATCTCCGCTTTTTAAATCGTATCTGAAATAGTACAAACCTTTATCAGCAGAATCCGTAAAATGCTTTGTATAGACTACGTTTCCTGCTAAAGTAATGGTGAGGTCTCCGTAGCTGTTAAAGTCCATATTTACAAATATTGATAATGTCATGTCTGAATCTGCCGTGCCGTTGTATGTGTTTCCCGAATTTGGAGAATTCCATTTCTGAAGTAATGTCTCTCTTTCGGGATTTTCAAAAGCACCGCCGCCACCGCTTGCGCCATTTTCCATTCTTTTCCACATAGGAATTCACCTCCTGATTATTCCTCATTAGGCTCCGGCTCCGGCTCTGGAGCAACATATGTGCTGTCAAAATCAGCTAAAATCTTGTTGCCATAGCTGTCATACAGGATCACTGATGCAAAATCATTGCTCTCCTTGATAATAGCTCCCATATTGGAATAATATGCCTGTTTTGCGGCTGATACGGTATCATACATACCGACCATCTTATACTCCCAATTACCTGATTCCTTAATCCTATAAGCTCTGCATACAAAATATTTTGTTTCCATACTCTTTTCTCCTTTTCTGTGAATTATTTAAGTATTCTAAGCTTTACAGTTGCCCCGTTATCCGCATCTGTTGTATATGTCAATGACATTGAGCTTGTTCCTGCTCCTGTTATGGTGGATAGCTCCGCAGTCGGATTTTTGTTTGTGCTATTCCCGTCTACTTGAACAAATGGCTCGAACCCCCATCCCTGTGTATCGTCTAAGCCTGTGAATGTAAATCCGCCGCTTGATACTGTGGCTGTCGTATCGTACCATTCATCACTCGCCCAAGGAACGTTGACAGAAAGATCTCCGTTCGCATCAAGTCCGACTGCATATTCTCTGTTCGCCGTGCTTCCTTTTGATGCCGCCGTTAATGATGATAGCGTTGCATTCTGCAAAGCGGCTTTAAATGTTGATCCATCAAGCCATACACCGGTACTGCCACCATAAGTATGATCTGTAAATACTGCATCAGCCGGAACAGTCTTGTTAAGCGCATAATCCATCTGTGTAGCTGCACCATTGGAAGCAATATACACACCTCTCGTGGCTAATCCGACCGCTGTACTTGCCGGATGAGTTACCGCTGTGTTTGAATCCTGTTTACTGCTCAGTGCTGATGAGTTAATCCACTTTGAACCGGAAGAGCTATATACAAGAATCTGACCATCTGCTATGGATGTGATGTCTACATCTTGCAGATCGGAGAGAACCGTTGCACCACCTCCGCCACCGGATATGGTGAAGTCATACACCCATGCGGCAACTGATGGAGCTCCGCCTGTGGTACAGTGATAGACAGCACCCTCAGATGTATTCATGTACATATCACCGACATAGGCATTAGTGATACCAGAGCCGCTGAATATTGTCGGATTTACGCTCTTACCGCTTATAGCTGTTCCCGTGTACCATTTGTTACCGGTAACACCATCGGCTCCATTGGTAACTGTGAACGTGTCCGTATCACCGTCCGTGTAAGTGATGGTATAGGTATCAACAAGCCCTGCCGTGCTCGTCTTCTCAACGGAAGCAATACCAACACCGGCATCACCTTTGAGAAATCCCTGAGACTGCCAAGAATCTGTCCCGATACATTTCCACAGCTCTTTTGTGCTCGTGTTAAAGTACAGGGAATCCGTGTAAAATCCTGTTGATGAAGAGGATGCCGAATCTACTGCCGTACCCGTAGTTAGTACAACTTCGGAGACATCATTTATGATCTCTATTGCATCATGGATAGATCCTCTGACATCTTCCCCATACACCGCTGATAAAATACGTGCTAAATACAAAGATATATCAGCCATTTCTTACTCCTTTCAGCTATTTATATGATTATTCAAATACCGCATAATATCTATCCATTGAAGGGATATATATGCCCCTTGATCCTGTATGGCAACATTCTGTCCACCTATTTGGAGAGTTGCACCATTCTCATAACAGGTCAGATAATTCTCACCATAACCAAGATTCTGAATCTCTATCAGACCTCCGGATATCTTTGTGTAAGTGCTGTGCGCTCCGTATGACTGAACTGTTGCACCCGTTACGCTTCCACCCGTGATGGTCTGTCCGTTAATGACTCCACCATTCAGACGGTCACAAGACATTGTCCCCGATGTAATGAAGTTTGCGACAATACCACCATCCATCGTTGCCGCAACTGTTGGCGGATAATCATCCCAGTCATCGGAAGCTGACGGTCTCGCTTGATAAGCTAACCCGCCAAGATTCCATCTCCACCGCTTCGTAACGTTCTCATCAAGCTCCGCATTCTGGATGACCATTTCTGTAATGTTATCATCGGAATCAGTTACAAATTTGACATATCCGCCCGTGACACCATTCAAGATGGCAAGGGCGTTCTGACGAGCGGCATCTAATATGCTTGATTTGCTCGGGAGATTATCTATCAACTTTTGGGTGCTCTGTGTTTGGCTCGTCAGAGTCCGCCCTGTAACCACATGGCCTGAAAGTGTTATCGTATTTTTGCTTATATCCTGTAAATCCCGCTCAATTTGAGTGAGATATAACCACTGGTCAACTGCGAATGGCTTAGCAATGATCCTGATGCTGTCACCGAGCTTCATGCTGTCCACGTTCTCGATCTCACCAAGGTCAACAGCTTGTACTTCCATTGTGAGCTGTGGCTGTGCATACCGTGTCAGATATGCGGCTGCAAGCGCATTCAAAGTAGCAAGGTCTGAAACGTTATCAAATACCACGCTTTTCGAGTGCCTTCCGTAAGCCGCCACAGATGTATCATCACTGATGGTAGTGCCCTGCAAGCGTGCTGCATAACCCGAATAAACCTCTGTGTCGAGCTCGTCACCATAGGGAGTAAGTACATTGGTCAGATTACCGTAGTCGCTCTCTTTCACGTAATCCAACAAATTATAGCCGTATTCAATATACTGTGATGCCTGCGAGCCATAATCAGAGAGCTTCACAATATCGATATATCTCGTTACAACTCCACCTGTTGTGACCCTTCTAACTTTCAAATAACCATCATCACCGCAGATGCAATTCCGCAGATCGTCAAGGATGCTCCATTCGTACTCAGTCACCCATGAGCATGTATCTGATGATGTCCGTGCCGTAAGATATCCGCATGTGAATTGTCTGTCAGAGGATCTGTTTGTGTTATATGCAGATATTGCCGCTTGAAACCGCTGTGCAAAGGTCTCGTTCGTAATAGCTGCCGGAGTAAGGAATTCATCCCCGAGCCATGCCAGATCCTCAATGCAATACACTTCGATTACTTTGGCAAAATCCGTATGCAGCTCTTTTATCTCACCACGCCAGTATTCTTTCTTATCTTTCAGAATGGTAATGAGTGCACCCTGAGCAATAGAACTGTACAGGGGATTTGTCGGCGGAACCTTGAATGTGAATTCTCCGGCAAGGCCGACTTCTTCATTCAGATTAGTGTCATATATTGCGTATTCTTCTGAGGATGGATAATATAGAATATTGCTCCCAAGATTTACTTGCCACATTATAAAGAACCACCTCTGTATACTATCTGTACCGTTGCAGACCCCGTGAACTCGAGCTCAACTTCATCATCACCACCTACCATGATGGATGGAATGATATTCGTACCCGTTGCGAGCTCATAACTTGAACTGTCAAAAGTAACCTCAAATGTTGCACTCAGCAAGTCTGAGACAACTATCTGAGGAGTGGTAAGCATATGTCCACGAGGAATTGTGATACTTCCCGTGCCGGTGATGGTCACAGCTCCGATCTGGGTGATGACACCTGTCTCGAAGTTGAAGGGGTCCCATAACCACGGCTCCGTTGAACTTAAGACATCATACTTATACGGATCAGCATCAGGCATGTTGAGAGTAAACTGCCCGAGACCTCTGAACCGGTCAAAATCCTCAATGAACGCCCTGCCATACCAATAATATGAAGTATCGTTATCGAGGACCACTTTGCATTTTTTTCCGTGAATGTTATTTCTGAGATTAGATATAACAGCATCCCAATTATTCCGCTCACGGACCCCACCGAGACTAAACGAGAGCTGACGCTTCTTGAATATCGGTCTTCCCGATATAGCTTCTGATGCGTCTATCAGACCATCACGGTAAGGGACATTGATATATGTGGTCTCCATCTGCGGATCAGAAATATAGTTATTATTCCCAAGAGCGAACCCCCAGTCATCCAATGTGTGGAAGGTTTTATTTGTGGATTCCACAATTATAGTCAAACCATTAGAAAGAGCATTCATCTTTTACTACCTCTGATTCCAATAGTGCCAAGTGTTGTATTCATCTGTGAAGCTGTACCACCCACAAGAGCACCGGTGTCCAAAACTAACTGCTGTCCTGTTGCCAGATACGGCAGATACGTTTCAAGCAATGCGGTAAGCTCTGAGGCTCCATTCTGCCCGCCGAGTGGCTGTACAATGGCCTGCCCGTTATTGACAGATAAGAGCTCTGCGCCATTCTCACCGACAACAGCCGTGCCCTGCGTAAGTATTCCGCCAGATTCCAGATAAGGAATATGCACGGGGATAGTAGGTATATGAGGGTGGAATGAACCACCACCGAGCCATTCAGGCATATCAAAACCAATGCCATTAAATCCGGTGATAACCTTGTTGATGCTGTCTATCGTGCCGTTGAGCATACCGATAATGCCATTGAGCGGAGCTTTTGCAAGTGCTTCCAACGCCTTAAATGCTCCCCCAAATATTTCCTTGACACCTTCCCAAGCTCTTTTCCAGTCTCCGGTAAATACTCCACGAATGAAGTTAATGATTCCATCAAATATGGTCTTAACAGCATCCCAAACGTTTTTCACGTTCGCCATGAAAGCATTCATGACATCGCCAAGAGCTCCGAATTGTTCTGTCCAGTCTTTAGTAAAAATGTTCTGGAAGAAGTCATCTACTCTTTGGAGTGCCGCTTGTATTTCATCACCCTTTGTAGCGATAAGCACCACAAGAGTAATGATGGCTGCTATTAACAATGCAATGGGATTCGCCAACAGCCATGAAATAGCTGCTCCTATCTTTGGTATAATGGTCAAAATCGTCCCGACTGCGCTCGTCAGCTTTCCGATAACGATTAACAGCGGAGCTAACGCCGCAACAACCATCAAAACATTAAGGATGGTCTGCTTCTGTGAATCATCCAAACTGTTGAATTTATCCATTAAGCCTTGAAGCTTTTCAATAACGTCCCTTATGACCGGCATCAGCAGATCGCCAAGAGATATGGCGAATTCCTGTACCTGACTTTTTAGGATCTCCATCTGTCCGGAAGCGTTATCCTGCATAGTGGCAGCCATAGCCGCAGCCGCTCCGTCATACTGTTCAAGGATCTCTTTTCCTGATGCCAAAGCCTCATTCAGAGGAATTATCCCGTCTTCTGTCTTTGCGAATGCCTGAGAACTGTTATCAATAGCCTTCGTCAGCTTGTTGTAGTCTTCTTCTGTGGCGTTTGCTATTGCAAGCAAACCAGACATAGCACGAGCTCCACCAAGCATGGCAGCCGCCCTTGCTTTTTCTGCTCCCTCCGCTCCAAATGTCCTCAGATTAAGCTCTTCGAGCTCATCATCATACTTTTTCTGCGTCAGGGTGCCATCTTCAAGAGCCGCATCTAATTGGTCAAGCTGTGCCTCGTAGTCTTCTATCGATACATTGATATTTCCCATTGAATCACGGAGCTGATCCATGATGTCACGGAAAGCATACATCTTGCCCTCATCGTCATACAAAGCAATACCGAGCCTATCCATTGCGTCCGATGATTCTTTTGTGGGCTTAGCCATCCTCTGAAACATGTTTCTGAGAGATGTTCCCGCCATAGATGCTTTTATACCGCTGTTAGCCATTAAGCCAAGAGCAACAGCAACATCCTCCGCAGAATATCCAAGAGATCCCGCAACAGGAGCCGCATACTTGAATGATTCGCCCATCATAGCAACATTGGTATTCGCATTAGATGATGCAGATGCCAATATGTCGGCAAATCTTGCAGATTCCTCCGCAGACATTCCGAAAGCTGTCAACGCATCCGTTACGATGTCGGAAGTGGTCCCGAGCTCTTCACCGGATGCCGCTGCAAGATTCATGATCCCGTCTATGCCTTCAAGCATCTGTTCGGTTTTCCATCCCGCCATAGCCATATAGTTAAGGGCTTCTGCCGCATCAGATGCTGTGAACTTTGTAGTAGCTCCCATCTCACGAGCTTTGTCCCTTAATGCGTCAAACTCTTCGCCTGCCGCACCGGATACAGCCGCAACTTTCGACATAGATGCATCAAAATCCGCTGTGGTTTTTACAATGCCTGTCAGAGCACCGGCAGCCGCACCGGAAACATATTTCAAGCTCTTCCCTGCTGATTCGATTTTACTTCCGACACCTTTGAGCTTTTCGCCTGCTGCCGACATAGCTTCAAAAGCTGTTTTGGCACTTCGAGCCTGTTTTTCAAGCTGTTTTAATTCATTCTCACATGATACGATCTCACGGGTCAGAGCATCATATTGCCTTTGTCCCTCTTCTGTTGACATATCAACATTCTTCTGAGCTTCCTTGAGGGTGTCGAGCTTTGTCTTTGTCTCGGAGATGGCATCCGTCAAAAGCTTCTGCTTCTGCGCCATAAGCTCCGTGTTTGTAGGGTCGAGTTTCAGGAGCCTTTCAACATCTTTGAGATCCTTTTGGGTCTGTCCGATGCTTTTATTAACGCTTGATAGGGCTTTAGTAATGCCGCTTGCATCAGCTCCTAATTCTATTGTTATGCCACGCACTTTTGTAGCCATATCAGTCTCCTAAGTCCAATTCCCCACGGAAGAATGCAGCCATAGATCCCGCAGGAGCTTTCTTGTCATATTTCTCATGATCGTTGCCTTTTTCGGTAATCATGTCATAGACCATACCCATAGTCAGCTCATCAAGATCCTCTGTGGAAAGCCCGAGCTCCGCACACCTCAGCATGAAGATGGCTCCATTCGGCTCCCTATCTCGAGGAGCTATTTTTTTTTAGGCTGTGATGTCTGCAAATTGTTAAGCTGCCACAAGTCCAAAATCTGCGGGAGGATCTCCCAAATGGAAAACATCCCGAAAGTATCGAGCCATTCATCGGCCGTTTTTTCCGGCATATCTGGAGTAGCTTGCTTCGCCATCACAAAAGCCGCATTCTCAAATATCGTTAGATCCTCGATAGATAAATTGTCTACCGTATCGGGATCTTTCTTCCGTGCATCTTTTACTCTTTTATATGATTTTGACAATGAATTCATGTCCTGAATGAGATCCCGCATAAGCAGACCTCTGTATAGTCTGGGTGTTCGTGCCGTAGCACGGAATTTCACTTCCCGCCCATCTATCTCGATAACTTTATCCATTTTGTATTTCCCTTCTTATGTTCTCAATTAGCTCCTTTTCTGCCGCTTCTGCGACCGGAGCAATATGAGGAAACGCCCTCGTTCTTCCGCCATTCTGTTTGGCGTGTCCCTTCTCTAACAAATGAGTAAGCTGATAATGGTCTTTGTTATGAACAATAGACATAGGATTCTTCTTCCGTTTCTTCTCATTCTTAACGGTCCATCCTCTGTTATACTCATTCCATGATCCGTATTGACCACTACCCGCAGGATGAGCAGAGCGGAGCTTTTTTACAGCATTTTTTGCTGTCTTCTTAACTCCGCTCTCACAGTCTGCATCTGTTGCATCAGCGAATTCGTTCATTATTCGATTAACTTCCTTTGCCAGATCGTCAACAGATATTTTTTTGCTCATCTTTGCCTCTTACGTTGTTGTTGAAACAGGGATATAAGGAGCTGTATGCCATGAAGCCTTTACTCCGTCCGGAGTGGTTGATGTGGTCATGGACATTACCCTGCCATTCTGCAGAGGAGCAGCCGAAACAGTAAGCGTCTGTGTTACGGGTGTCTTGCTATCCTCTATGGTGTTGAGCTCCTTAGTGGGTCTCGTAGCTGTGCAGTTATACAGTACGAACTTTGTGCCGACCTGATCGCCATCCTCTTCAAAGGTCATAGCGAATGACTTAGCCTCTATGGAAGCATTCTCACACATAACCCCGTTTGCATCGGGAATCTGTCCAAAGATCTTCTCATAGAATGCTTCGGGGATGAGTGCAAGGGTAAGATCGCCCTCATATCCGTTATTTGCTGCACTCTGGTAATAAACGATATTATCAGCGTAGAATTTGTTGATGTCT